CCATCCCGGCAGTGCTCTGGGTACCGTGCACTTTAACATCAAATTTAGCCGTTGTAATGACCTTTCCGTCCGTAGTGGACAGTAGGATCTCTACTTGGCTTGTTCCCAGGATGAGCATACTGCTTTTCATGGTCAGCTGGACTTTGCCGTCAATCACTTGGGCGGTGATCAGTGCTTTTGTACCATTGGGTCGGATCATGACCGCCCTGGATTCTGCGTCTGCCGGGAGTGCGTACAGTGCGCCGTTGTCCAGGAGGTTGATCAGAATAATGCGCCCGGCGTCGTCTTCTGCTTTGGCACTCACGGTTACATATCGGTTGGCACCGTTAATGTCAATAAATATTTCCTGCAATGTTGTCATTCAATATCATCCTCCGTATCGGTATAGGCTTTGATCAAGTCAAGAGTGTTGTCCGCTGTCATGCTGTCTCTGTTCAGTTGGTGAATGCCCTGCATAGCTTTGTAGCTTCGTTGGGTCACTCTGCGGTAATAGTTGCGTTTGAACGACCCGATCTCACACCCGGTCAATTCGTGCTTTAAACAGTCGTACTCCAGCTTTATTACTCTTGCCTTGGCTGACAGACCCAACTTATTCAGAGCGATGGTAACGGTGTCACCGAGTTCTATGTGTTCCAGTTCCCGGAACATTTGGTACGCTGGATCCTTTCGCAGATCCAGATAGTCAACGGCCACATTGATTTTTGGCTCGTCTATTCTATCCACCGAAAATTCCAAAGCGGCTAACCGCCGGATCTCCTTAATCACATCTTCGATGTCCGTAAACGCCGCGTCGTTGTTTGTCAAGCGGCGTAATGAGTGCTTAAAAGGGTTCATACCGCTGCCAGTCCGTCTTACTATGTTGAACCATATTTTGGTTACCCCTTTGGGTACCGTGAAGCTGTAAGCAAAGCTGTTCACCCACCAGTCGTTTGTCGCAAAGAATGCAGGAGCCGTCATCCACTGATCTCCGTCTTTGTAAGCGTAAAAAAAGGGGCAGTCTTTTCTATATCGACTTGTCAGTCTGTAACGACTGTTTGCAGACACTGCCGCTACACCGTAGAAGCAGTTCTTCTCGTTTACGCGTATCACCTTTTTGCCGCTCTGCTGTAGGCGGCCTGGGTATATGGAAAACGGCTGCGGCGTATATTTGGGACTTACATAATACGACTTGATGGCAATATGGGGGTAGCTGAACTCCTTTTCTTTTTCGCTTACTACCAGCTCGTCATTGTATATGCCCTCTGTCGTGGTGGGCAGAATACTTGTGACCACATCGTTGGTGTTGACCGTGAATTCCACTCCAGAGGCATTGACTCCATCTCTAAGAACAAGTCCTCGGTCTTTTCCCAACTGTTTCATAATCTGAATGTTAAAATTATCTGGGATCCATTCGGCTGACCATTTGCGGATCACACTCTCATCGTCCCCAAGCAATGCGTCGTATGCGCTTTTGGCGTCTGAGTAATAGCAGGAAAACGACTTGAATGTGTCGAGTCCGGTTACACTCGGGCTGAAGTCGGATGTTTTCAATACCGTGCTTGCAAAACCGTAACAGTTTGATTGCTCATCCCCACATTCTCCTGGTAGCGTCCGCTTCAAGTCGAATATAATATGCTGCGCCGAGGCTTTGACTTTGGTGTCAGAAGTAACGACTTGCCATATTCTGAATGCCTGGCGTTCCGCCCAGGGCGTGTCCACCACCAACACATTTTCTTCTGCAATGTACTTCCACCGGCCCAGTGTGTCTACCGGGTGCTCCATCTCCACCACTATGGCGCCGCCCAACTCAATGCTGACGGTGCAGGAATAAGGCGTCAGTACCATATCGCCATTGTGTTTCAGTGCCGCTTTTCCTGTGAAGTTCTGCTTAGAATATACTTCGATCATAGGCGCCTCCAGTTGGGCACATACTCCAGTGTTGCAGGGTTCTTCGTTCCTCCGAATTTGATCGTATTTGCGCCCTTGACCAACATCAGGCCGTCCAAGTCGCCGGTTGCGTTGCCGTTGATAATCTTATAATCGCCGGTGTAGACCATACGCTTTTCTACATCAATAATAGTGGTTGGTGTCGTGATCTGTACGGTCACTGCATTGCCGTTGACTGTGATCGTTGCCGTGTTTCCGGTTGGGTATTTTGTCGTTATATAGAAGATCGGGTACGCTGTCTCAAACTGATTGTTAACGGCCTCCGGGCACGGCACTCTTGTGCTACCGCGCACCAGGTACTGGTACGCTGCGCAGGTGAATGTGACCGTGAACTGAGCCAGCCGCCGGTATATGCGGGTGAACTCGGAAGTCTCCACCTTACGGACCCTGAGGTAATACTCCGGGTCGTCATTTTTGATCAACTGGCTGGCTCCGGTCGGGTGGAATAGCCATTCTTTGATCTCGCGCACCCGCTCGTCCCATTCTGTGCCGTCCGGTACCAGGAAGTTGCAGGAATACGCTACCTGTATGTCTTCGTATGTACCTTGGTCAAGGTAGTAACTACCGTCCATAGCCGCCACATTGGTTTCCTCAATCTTTTTGACTGCGGCGGGCATATTGGGCCGCTGGGTTGCTTTAACCCCCAGTTCGGAGGCATTTCTGCCTCCGAAAGTAAAGTCAAACTTATCCATCGGTATCTAACCCCTTTGCCATTTCATAGTTCCGCTGGTCTTTGGTGACCTCGTCCGTGACTTGCTGTACGACCTTACTGCCGATCTCCTTACCGTCCAGGTAAGTATGTACGATCACTGTCGGACGAACACAGGCGATCAGTCGCTGGAGCTGGTTGTCCAGCATTTTGCTAAGGGCCGTATAGAACGGACTCAACGGCAGAATTGCCTCTCCGCCGGTGCTTGGTTCACCGCCTGCCAGCAGTGTGCCGCCGTATGCGCCAAAGATCTGTCGCCCGCGCATAATGGCGCCGCCTGCGTACCAGTCGATATTCAGCTTGGGTACAGACGGCGGATCCAGGCTGAAGCCGCCGGTGATACTAAAGTGCGGCAACTTGATGTTCGGAAATTTCAATTTTAGCTTGTTGAAGAAGCCCCGAATGGCAGCCAAACCTTTGCTCACAATGTTTTTCGCATTGTTAATACTGTTTGATATGCTGTCTTTGATCCCACCGAAAATGCGCGCTACCAGGTTTTTAATCCAGTTCAGCGGTACGCTGATTATGTTCTTTAGCGCATTGAATACCGTCGATACAACCGTCCTGATGGTGTTGACCACTGTGGTCACTACGGTCTTAATCGCTTTCCAGGCAGTGGTTATAATCTTTTTCCAGATGGTCACATAAGTGACGATCACAACACGGATTGCAGTGAACACCTTGGTGATTATATTCCTAATGCCGTTGATAATTGGCGTCAGGACAGCCTTAATACCGTTCCACACAGCGGTCCAGACTCGCTTGATCGCATTACCGACAGTCGAGATGATGGTGCGGATCACTTGCAGTGCGCTTGAAATAACGGTCTTGATAGCATTGAATGCGGCGAAAACATATTGTTTACAATTTTCCCATATAAAGCGGAATGGCAGCGTTATAATGTTAAACGCAGCGCTGAACAGATTGGCGATGAACATAATGGCCACCTGTATTCCGTTCTTTATTCCGTTCCATACTGTCTTAACAAAGTTCCACAATGTCGTGAAGATGTTTTTTATCCAATTCCAGGCTGTCTGAAATATGGCTTTCGCTTTGTTCCACACATTCTCCAGCGCCGGTTTGATCTTGTCCCAATTCTTGATGATCAGCACGATACCGGCTACTACAGCAGCCACAACGGCGGCAATAATCACGCCTTTAAGGCCAAGCGTCGAAAATACACCTGTGATAGCCTTACCTATCTTCCCGGCGCCGCTGGAGATCTTGCTGACCAGGCCAAGGCCGGACACGGCGCTCTTGATCTTGGAAATGCCGGATATTGCACTTCCGACTGTACCAATAATTTTCCCTACGCCAAGGAGTAGCGGTCCGATAGAGGCCACCACTAATGCGATCACAGCAATCGTTTTCTGTTGGCTGTCACTTAAGCCATTGAACTTGTCTATGGCGTTGGTCACAGCTTGTGTGATGGAGCGGATCTCCGGTGTGAATTGTGAGGCCAAATTGATCCCGGCAGACTCAAAAGCACCGCTCATGTTTTCCACATCGCCTGCCAGATTGTTCAGCATGTTGTCCGCCATATCTTGTGCTGCGCCGTCTGCGTTCTGGAAGCTGTTCGTCATTTTGGTAAGTGCGCCGGACCCTCGATCAATCAACGCCTGCATACCTGACAAGGCGTTTTTGCCATACAGCGTAACAATGGCGTTTTCCTTTTGTTCTTGGGTCATACCCTTAAACTTGGACTGGAGCTGCGCGACCTGCTCACTAAGGGATATCATGTTGCCCTTGCTATCAAAGAACTTGACACCCAGCTCTTCCATGGTGTCTCTCATTGCTTTGGTTGGCGCTGCCAGTCGTGACAACGCGCCTCGAAGAGATGTACCAGCCTGGCTTCCTTTAATCCCCTGGTCGGACATAATGCCGATCGCAGCTGCTGTTTCTTCAAGAGAAATACCTAATGAGGAAGCGATGGGTGCAGCATACTTCATGGCCTCGCCCATGTCTGCCACTTCTGCGTTGGTGTCTGCCGCCGCCTTTGCGAATGCGTCCGCCACATGGACAGACGCACTGGCGTCCAAATTAAAGGACCGCATGGTGGTTGCCATTACTTCGGCCGCATTGGCTACATCACCGCCGGACACAGCCGCCAGGTTCAATACACCTGGAATACCTGCCATGATCTCCTTGGCGTTATATCCTGCCGTTGCAAAGTTCTCCATACCGGCTGCGGACTCGGAAGCTGAGAACACCGTGTCAGCACCCAGCTGGATAGCTTGCTTGCGCAGCTTCTCGAATTCGTCATCTGTCGCACCGGCGATCACCTTAACGCGGGACATCTCGCTGTCGAAGTCCGAAGCGGTCTTGACGGAAGCAACGCCCACACCTGTGACGGCGGCGGTAATGCCCATCATTTTCTTACCCGCTGCTGATACCTTATCTCCGGCGGTTTTCATTTTGTCGCCATATTCTTTCAGCTTGGCGGAGGAAAGCTCTTTGTTGGCTGCTTTCAGCTTCAGCTTCATGTTCTCCAATTCCTTGGAAAACAGCGTGCCTTGGTTCTTGGCCTTAGCCAGCTTATCGGCATTGCTCTGTAGCTTGCTTTCATTCTCAGCCAGGGCCTTTTCGGCCGCTTTGACTTCTTTCTGCAAGGCTTTGGTTTCCTTGCTGTTCTTGCCTGTTGCCTCGGCCGATTTGTCATAGGCGGTTTTGGTCTGATTGAGCTTGTTTTGCAGCTCTGAGTGCTGCTGCCACAGTTTCTTGTCTTCAGCCGTCAGTTCGGCCACCCGCTTGCTGTTGGCGGAGATCTTCTCCTCCTGGGCTTTGATCTTCTCTGTGAGCATTTGCACCCGGGCGCCGACCTCCTGGTGAGACTGACCCATCAGTTTAGCCTTTTGGGCAGCCAAGGAGTACTCCTGCTGTAGCTGCCGCATTTGGGCGTTCGCCTGCTTCATAACAGCTGTATAGCTGTTTGCGCTGGCCGTCAGCCTTATTGACGCTACTGCCATTGTCGTCCTCCTTTCTATCGCTCATCTGCGTGTTCCAGTTTATACTTGATCAAAGAGAGAATGGCAAACACATCACCGGTAAGGGCGTATTGCAGATCGCAGCGCAGGCACTGAGTTGCCACATCCAGCAGGCTGTTGATCACTTCCAGCTGAGCGCTCCAGTAGTCTTGTTCGTCCTCTTCGTCTGTGTAGCCGTTCTCTTTGTCGTATTCATCAAATAGACTTTTTACTCGTTCCACCTGTTCTTCCGGACTCAGCCGGTTGACGGCTTCCGTGATCCGCTGTGCCAAGAAGTGGGCGGTGTTGCCCGCCACCAGCACTTCTTCTATGTCGGCTTTCAGTACATAGCCCGCTGCTGTTGGCAGCACGGCTTGTACAAGGTGGATCGTTGCTTGCAGTCCCGGTGGTTCATCCGTACCGACGGCACGCATATAGGTGCAGTACCGCCGGTAGAACTCCAGGGACGCCGTGGAACGGTAGATTGTTCCGTGGCAACTGACCGTTATATCCGGGATCAGCTGCCAGTCTTGAAATTTGCTGTCATGGCGTCAATCTTCTGTTCAATCCGTTGTGCCAGATTGAGATCCACGGCCATGTAGGCTACGATTACATCGGCCACATCAGTGTCGCTTTCTGCCAGCTCTTCGGGCGTGAACTGTTCACCAAAAGCAATCGCCAAGGCGTTGATGATGGCGGTGTAGGTCGGAGCGTCGATGGTGTCCTCCTCCAAGTTGACCGCTTCGCACGCCTGTTTGTATCGCAGGTATGTAGCCGTGCCCATGTGGTTGATCGTATATGTCTTACCGTTAAGCTCCAGCTGTGCAGCCGGAGCCTTTTCCATAATTGCGTCCATGTTTTACTCCTTTAACCGCCGACGGCCGCTGTGCTTGTCGGCCACTCCTGAACTTTGGAGAACCAGTCGGCAATAGCACTGGCAGCGTCCGTGTCTTCTGTTATTAGATTGCTTTCGTCTACGGAGCAGCTAAACTTGCCATCGTGCTTACGCGCATAGCAGGACAGCTTTACCGTGTCGGTCTGTGTAGACACCTTGTCCGCCTTGGTCTCGTTCGTCTCCTCCATACCCTCGCTGGCGGTGCCGCAGAAATACCACACAAACTCGTATTTATTGTTTAGGCGCTTGACGCGATAGCCAATTGCGATCTCGTTCGGCTTGTCGTCTTCACCTTTCACAAGAAATCCCTTTTCATACAGATGGCCAAAAAGCGTAGCCTTTTCTGCCGGGGTCAGTGCGTTTACATCCAGCTCAATTTCCGTGCCCTCGTAGTTTGTTGCCGTTTCCTCAACCGCGTCATCGGAATACAGCTTTTCGCTGGAGAACTTGTCACTCACCTTTGCGCTGATGGCTCTTGCCAGCTTGGTCGGAGTGCCGGCGGTGTAACCGGTTGCGTCGTTTTTGGTGACAAGCGCCACATAGATGTCTTTAAGACCTACCCGGCGGCTATGTACATTTCTGTCCTCGTTCATTTACTTATCCTTTCTCCGCCTGATTGACGGCATTGTTCTTTTCAACTGTCAGTGAGAAGCGCAGCTGTTTGACATATAGCTCTGTATCGTCCTCGTAAGCGTTGTTGCTCTCCAGGAAGTCAAAGCCATAGGCTTTCATCAGCGCCAGCACTTCGGCGGCCAGCGCCACCTCGTCCACCAGGCTCCAAATATTCACCTGAACCGTAGCTGTCTCGCTCTCGCTGTCATCGTCGCTGTGGTCATCCTCCGCATAGCTAAGCGGCCAAAGAGAGATATGCGTATCTGTAATATCCGGGTCATACCACCCCTCCCGGACCGGAATACCCCGGCCGGAGATCTGCAACAGTGCAATACTGGCTTCATTGATCACATCTAACATATCTGTCTCCTTAATCACCTAAATACTTGTTGGCGTATGACTGCAGCGTCGTTTCGGCAATGCGGCGGTACATGCCCTCGCACTGCTTGTTTGTTTTGTTTATGAATTCTCGGGGGCGCATTTTTGATGTTCCCCATTCAACAAACTTCATATAAAACTGCGGGCTGTTGTCGCTGAGCTTCCAGCCTACCTCTGCGTTTGAGCGGCCGTCTGTGTCTGTCCTTGTGTTTGACACCGGGATCACATCAGCGGCGTGCGCCGGTGAATACTGCACAAACCTGTGGCCGAGATACCGACCGGTTTTGCTGTGGTCCCTCGACCTGGGCACATTCCGCTTCATTGTCCTGTGTGTTTCCAGCTTGGACAGATTGATGATGTGGCGGGTGCATTGGCCCACCACATCTAAAGAGCTTACCTCTTGCAGGTTCTTTAGCAGCTGCTCCATGCCTTGAAACTCCATATTGACTATCACAAGATCACCCCTTATGTGGTACGCTCACACTTTAGCGTAACGAACTCGCGGCTGCCTCTCGAATAGTCGAGATGGTATATCCGATAGCGTGCACCGGTGGCTACTTCTTCCACAAAGTAGTCCTTGGCATGCCCTCGCATATCTTCCAGGGCCTTGCAGTAACGCAGTTTGAACGCCAGCACCTCATGCAGCTTAGCAGCCATTGCCTGGTACAGTTCCTCGCCGTACAGATCGGCCGGCGTTGCCCACACATTCATATAGTGTGGGGCGCCTGCCTTATCTTCGATCTGTCGGCCGCCGGTGGTGGAAAAAACACGCTTGCGAATATTGATTTTAATTTCCATCACCGGCACCTCCGTAGATCTCGCTGTACAGAAATGTGGAGGCGTGACCGCTGAGAAGCTGCGTGTTTGTGCCGTACTTCTCCCTGTGGTCGTACAGGTCCTTAACGGACATCAGCAGCAACAGATCTTGTCGTGCGGTCGGTGCGGCTGCATTATAGCCGGGGATCAATTCGCCAAGCGTTGCCGTCGTGGCGTCAATCATCAACTGGATCAGTTCGTCATCGTCCGCATAGTCCACCCGCAGGTAGCTTTTAACCGTGTTCAGTTCCATTGCTTACCTCCGTTCTTTTGCAGTCAACTGCAAATTATCCCGCTGCTGCTTTCAAGAAGCCCTTGGCCATGGCCGCGCCGTCAACCACCTGTACATCGAAGCGGTCACGCACCTTGCAGCCCATCGTGTCAGAAGTCCAGTACACATTGGGGTTGGCCTCAATGGTCATCTTCTCGCGATCAAACAGGGTTACTGCCTCGTGGCCGTCACCCATATAGATGGGTGCGCCCTTGGAAGCGTCTGTCTTAAGGGTCTTGTTTGATAACGGAGTGATCGGATAAGTGCCGAAAAGTAGTTTCCCGGTCTTCTTCATCGGGTCCGGCTGCAAAATGTAGTCGCCATTTTTGTCTTTCAGTCTGTCAAGGAAGTTGAAACCATCCTGATTTGTGATTACCTCCGCGCCTCGTGCGATTTCTGGATCCAATGTGACATTGAATACATCTTTCAGCCCATCCACATCTGCAATGGTGACTGTGTTTTCACCAACTGCTGCGTCAAATGCTGCTAAGATTGCGGCATTTCGTGTCGCAATGCTCTTTTTCGCGCAGTATTCGGTCAGGAAGGACATAATGTTTTCTGCGGTATCACGAAGCAAGTCGAAAGTCAGCTTAATGATACCGCCGCGCTTTTTGATCTTGTATTTGATCGAACGCATTTTGGGTGTGCCAACTTCATCGAATTCTGCTGCTTCGTCGATCTCCGGCCAGGGCGTGTATTCAGCGTCAACCTCGATCACACGCGTGCCTTCGTTAACCGCAGTGGTTTCAATGTTGACATGGTCCTCCAATGCAATATGGCCTCGTTTCAGCTCCTTGATCTCCGTTTGCAGATCGTGCGGTACGGTCAAGCCGCCGTCTTCATCTGAGCCCTCGGACATTACATTCAGGATTTGTTTTTGCTGTTCGGAAAGGTAGTCTTGCGGGACAGTACCCTTATTCTTCAAAGCCTTGAAATTTGCTTTTAAGTACGCCGCTAATGCAGCTCTGCGCTGCTTCGGTGTGACTTCCTGTTGATCAATGACCTGGTGCGGTTCTGTACCTGCACTGGCCTGCTTGGTGTCCATCACATCAGCCAGCAGATTGAATTTCTGCTGCAACTGCTGCAATTCGTCTTTTGCGGTTTGGGCCTCGGTCAGCTTGCCGGCTTCGGCCAGGTCCTGCACTTCCTGCTTCTTTGCGTTAATGCTGTCCAGCAGGGCTCTGAGCTTTTTGTTCATGTGTTTTTCCTCCTAAAAATTTTTTATTTTGTTCCGTAAAGGTATAAATCCGCCAGGATTTTGTCCTTTTTGGTGTCTTTGGCGGTGTCGGTGTTGACACCGGGCGGCAGGCTGGTGTACCTGTCGTAGAATGTGCTTGCACAGGCCACCATCGGCTCTGCGTTCTCCACCTCGAAGTTGAACACTTCGGCGATATTCTGCGAAGTCAGCCAAGTTTCGGCCGTCATAAGGTTGGCAAGCGCTTCTTTGTCCACTTTATCGGACATTTTTGTGCTGTACAGTTCCAGAATGGAGTCCTTGGCTGTATTCAGTTGACCAATTACAGCGGCAAAGTCAGCAGCATTGCCCCAACAACCCGTCATCGGGTCGTGGATCATCACCTGGGCACCGGTGCGAATGACCACTCGGTCGCAGGCGCACAGAATGACGGAGGCAATGCTGGCGGCAATACCGTCCACATATCCGACGGTCTCTCCTGCGTGTGCTTTGATGATATTGGCAATGGCGATCCCGGCGAAGACATCGCCGCCGCCGGAGTTGAAGTGAATTTCCACAGGCTTGTCCGGCTCGATCTGGTTAAAAAAGTCTGCAACCTGTTGTGGGCACTTGTCGTTGGCATACTCGCCGCCATAACCGCTGCAATCGTACATACAGATGTCGCCGTAGAAGTCCAGCACAGCTCTGTCCGCCTCATCATAGAGGGCACAGTAGCCGACCTTTTCCCGCTTGTTGCTCACACGGTTAAAGCGCTCAAAATTCAATACCTTGTTCATACGATCCTCCTTTCCGTCAGTCTGTGTTGTTGGCGCCGTACTGGTCACCAACTCTATCAAGCGGAATGTATGTTCCGTTGACAATGGGGTTATCTCCGCCTTGTACCGGCGGGTTGTCTTCCAGCTCTCTGCACTCGTTGATGGTGGCAATGCCCTTGTCCACCTTTTGCGCAAAGATCTCTGTTTGTGTTTTGCTGTCGGTCCGCAGCAGCACTTTGTCGTTGAATTTGTAGTAGAAGCCCGCTGCCCGCTGCGGATCTGTCAGGCACTTATAATTTAGTTCCTGCTCAATTTGTGATATTGGGAACAGCATTGTCTCGGTCAGGAATGCCAGCTGCTGTTGCTCGCTGTTTGCATAGCTACTCTTTGAATAGTCGTTGATCTGCGTGGGCTTGATCCCGAACGCTGCCGCAAGCTGCAAAGCACCGTACTGTTTCAACTCCAAAAATTGGGCGTCGGACAACTTAAAGTCGATTGGCTCCAGTTTGAAGCCCGGCGGGACCGGAATAATGCGTCCGGCGTTGCTGGCACCTGCGCCGAATTCTTCAAACTGCGCAATCATTTTCCTTTTGGCGTTCTCGCTTAACTCGCCTGTATAATTCAGCACGGCCTTTCCTGTCATACCGTTCTTGAACAGCTTGTTTTGGTATTCCTGTGCAGCAATTTGGCCGTCTACGGTGGATCGCAGCAACTCCAATACTGACGCCCCTCGGTACCCATCGAATGTAAAGAAGTTCTTGAAATGCAGCACGGTGTCCGGGTCAAAGATATAGCTGTGCCCGGTGTAGCGGTCTTGATACCAGTAGTACAGCCCGCCGCCGTCCGTCCCGAAGATACCGGCGTCGTCCACCAGCAGATTGACCTGATTAGATGGCATGATCCACAGGCCCTTGGCCTTGACGGAGCCACCATACTTCTGCCTGGTGAAATCTTGCTGCACCCACACATAGGCGTTGCCGTAGTGGTCCAGGTTGGCCGACACGCTACTCCAGAATGTAGCCGGTGTCATATATGGGTTGGGCCGCTCTGTCAGCAGCACCGCCATATCGTCCTTTTTTGCCGTTTCGATCTTGCCCTCGGACTTTCGGTAAAACTTCAGCGGCATTGACCCCAAAGTCTCTGCCTTTTTCTTCAGGCAAATGTAATAGGTCACATCATTTTGTGGCCGTTTGCCGGATGTTTGAATGCCCAAAAACTCCATCAGGCTTTCGTCCCCCGGCGAAGTGCTTGGCTGTACAAAGGCGTTTCGTACTGCCGTTGCGTTTTTTCGCAGATTATCAAAAAATGGCATTTTATTTCGCTCCCATCAGTGAAAGATATTCTTCTACCACATCGTCCAAGTTGACTGCCTGCTCCTCCTGCATTGCCATTAGCCAGGCGTCGATCAGCGCGTCTACCGGGTCGATACGGTCCGTCTTGACTTCCTTGTCGATCTTAACCTCTCCATAGGAGTTGCCCACCGTCTTGGCGGACAGCATGGAGCGGGTCAAAAGGGCGTCGTCGCCGTTATACTCCACATGCCCTGCCTTGATCTCCAGCCGTAGGTCCTCCGTAGGGGTTGATAGCACCCGGTGCGTTTGCGTTACGGACAGGCAGGGGGCGATCTCCTCCAGGTCTGCCAGAAATGCAGAAGCGTTGTGCGGGTCGTAACAGATGACCTGTAGATCCAAGTTATAGTCTGTAATCAGCTGTTTTAGGTAATTGAGAATGTATCGGTAGTCTGTTTTTACACCGCCCATGGTCTCCGTTACCGTAATCAGACCCTGCCGCACCCACACATCGTATGGGGCGTCGTCCGACTGTATATGTTCTTCCAGCCGCCTGGACGGCATGAAGCTGTGACTGAAAACAAAGTGCCGTTTTTCGCCGTCCACATAGTAGGGGACAACGATACTTAGACTGGTCAGATCGCCGCCGGAGGACAGGTCCAAACCGGCGTAAGCCTTGGAACCGATAAAGTCCTTTAAGGTTCGGTTTGACGCACCTGCCGTCCATTCTTCGGCGTTGTCGATGTAGTTGTTGCCCGCTGCTTGGATCCAGCAGTTCAGCTGCTTTACAACGAAGTCACGGAGGGTGTCTCCGCCCTCCCGCCGGGCCTCGTTGGCTGTGGCGATCATGTTACCCAGCAGATCCGGCCTGTCTCGCAGCAGGGGATTTGACTTTAGCCAGTTGGTCGGTTCAAAATAGTCGTCTCCCTGGTCCATTTCTGCAATGAAAACGAATCGTGTTGGATTATCGAAAGTGCCGTCCAAGATACTGCAACAGGTCTCGTACATCTTGTGGCAAGGATATTTGAGATTGAACCCGGCAGTGGTAATAACGCTGATCAGGCAGGATTGCATAAACTTTGTGCCGCCCTCCAGCAGCTTATAGACCTGGTTGTTTTTATGAGCGTGGTATTCGTCCACGATCCCCAGGTACGGCCGGAAACCGTCTATTCGCTTGGTGTCACCGGACAGAGCGCGTATGTGGCTGCCGGTCAGCTTACAGTCAATGGTTGAGTTGTGTTCGTGCACATTGAACAGTGCCTCCAGGTCGTGGTCGCTGCGGATGAACTTTACCACTTCGTTGAATACGATCTTGGCCTGGTCTGTTTTGGTGGCTGCGCAGTATATTTGCGCATATTTGTATTTGGTGAAGTTTCCGTAGAATGTGGCCAGGATCCCATTGAGTATGCTTTTGCCCTGCTGCCGGGCCAGTTGGATATATGAGGTTCGGTACCGGCGATGATTGCCGTCTTTGGTTCGCCAGCCGTGCAGGCTCCCAAGTATAAACGCCTGGAAGTCAGCGCAGACGAACGGCGTCTCTTCGTCACCTTCGGCAATGGTCAGCTTCTCGGCGAAGTTGATCAGGATTTGCGCTTGGCGTGGATCAAAGTAATAGGCGAATGGCGCCAGGTCGCTTTTTTTCAGGTCATCTAAATGGCGCTGGCAGGCTTGAATTTCTCTTTTTCCGACACCTGCCACTTGCCCGCTGCATACCCGCTTGGCGTAGTCTGTCGTGCGATCAATCGGCAACATCATCACCGACCAGGAATTTGTTGACCGGTTCTTCCTTCTTTTTTGGCGCCACCAGTCCAAAGCGGGCGCTCATTGTCAGCCCAAAGTCGGCAGCGCCCTGTCGGCACTGCTGCCATAATCTGCTGCGGGCAATTTGCAAATTCTCGTATGTAGAGTTGTATGCCAGCGTAACGGTGCCGTCCGGTCGTTTAACTTCTTTCATCATCTGTGTTTTCGTTAGTTGTTTAGTGATTTCCAAGAAGTCACGCTCTACCACGACCAGCCGGAACAGCGCCTGGCTGTCCAGGTTGCTGACGGTGTTCTTTCCAAGCCTCAGCAGTTCTGCCACGATTTCATCGAAACGCTGTTTATACTTCCTGGGCGCGCCTTTTGGGTACTCAATATGATCAGCCGGAGCGACCAGTTCCCCCTGCCTGCGCTCTTCGATCTCAGCCTTAGTAAAGTGCTTCTTGCCTTTTGCGATAACGGCGTCTGTTGACTGCCTTTTTCCGGCCATTCCGGTCACTCCTTTCCGTAATACTTCAAAAATAATCTATCTGTCAGGTCTGTAAGCCTTTGAGCCTCCGTGGGGAGTTTTCTCCGTAAGAAAGAGTGGGCGCGACTATCCTCGGGGTGCCCCAAACTTCCCTTGCACCCCCCTCTGCTCCGCCTCGAACCGCTCCAGCAGCCGCCGCAAAAGCTGCTGCGTTTGCTTTTTTTCAGCGATAGAAGAGTCATACAGCGCCTCAATCTTGTTGTGGTTGGCGTTGGTGAGCGGAAAAAGGTTGCGCTGCTCGCAGCGTTTGCTCCAGTCCTCGCTCAATGGCACAATATGGTGGACCATCTCTGCATATTGGATCACACCATCAACATATAGCGCATACAGATCCAGTCCTCCGGCGTGTTGCAAGCGGAGCGCTCTTGCTTTGCGCCATTCGGCGCTGGTGTAGAACGCATACGCTCTCTTGTCTCTCCGGGTTGCGTTGTACTCCTTGTGACGGTCTGCCGCGTGCTGTGCACACTCCGGGCACATCTCCAGCGCCTGGGGAATGATCTTGCCGCAGCGGCACATTTTAAGCAGCGCCATTTCAATGCCCTCCCTTACATTCCATTGTAGTGAATAGTTTAGCAGCACACCATACAAGAAAAACACAAGAAAAACACACGAAAAAAACACGAAAAAAACACGAAAAACACAAAGAAATAAGGGGGGTGGATACCCACCCCCCTAAGGCTTAGCGCAACGCCTGCACCCCATATAGATACACGGCCAGCCGCTTGTTGATTTGGTTAATCCAGTTGTGCGGCGTGTTCTCGTGTGTTTCCATCTGCTCGGCGATCTGTTCGTAAGTCTTTCCATTGATGTACTTAAGACGAAACGCCACCATCTTCTGATCTTCGCCGACCGCCGCATAGTCCTGCGCGATCTGTTCCAGCGCTGCGTCTATCCGGCTTAGCAGGCGGCGCGTGTCCTCTTGACCCTCCTGGTCCTCCGGCTGCACCTGCGAGTCTACATACGCCTGCATGGCTCTGTAGTTGGCCATCAGTGCTTTGGTTTTCTTGACCGCTTCGTTTTTCTTCTTGTGCGCCATTTTTCCCTCCTCTCGCCCAGTGTCTGTTTAGCCGTGATGACCAGCAGACACAGTGCCAACAGTATTGCCCCTGCCACCACTGCCGTGGCGGCTAACAGCAGCAAGTGGATCAGCAGACGGAACAGCAGCAAATTAGCCACGGCCAGGTACTCAGCCATTCCGGTCACCGTCCTTGATCTGTTTGGCTTTGCCAACCGTGATCAGCAGTGCCGGCACATCTCCGCCGAAAACAAACTTGAGCCCTTGGATCGGGTGGCGCCACATTGTGGTGCCACGCGTTTGAACAACACCGAGCTGAACTTCTGCGCCCGGATCAAACTGGGCAAGGTAGCCTTGCAGGTCTGCCACCTTGAGCGTTTCTGTTCTTTTCTTATTCCACAAGCGCTTTTTAATTTCTTCCATGTTTTCTCCTCTCCGGATCTATAGTTCGTCTACTACTCTTTCTTCGCAGTGCTTCGTCAATTCATCATAAAGCGACTGTGTAACTTCCATTGACAGTTCTATGATCCGTGTCTTCGACTTATAGTTGGCGCACCACACTTCCATGTTGTTATAGCTCATTCCCATTACGGCGAAAACACACATCGCAGTGGTAACATTGCTCGCAGGTCATTGTTTCACCTCCAAATTTCGTGCAGTTGACTGCAAAACTTGAATAACGGCGGCGGAGAGCTTGGCTCCGGTGGCCGGGTCTTTGGCATTGATCTTGCCGATCAGCTCCTGTACCTTTGCGGCGGTTTGTTGCAGTTCGGTGAAATACACCCGGCAAGCGGCTACATCCGTGTCTGCGCCCGCTGCCTTTGCTTGCCGAACAGCGGCGTCCAGTTTGGTGGCACTGCTGTCCAACTGCCGTTTCAGGTCTGCCTTTTCCTGCTCCAGTTTTTCCACAGCGGCTTTGGTTTTTTCCTCGGCGTCTGCCTTTGCCGTTGCCAACTTGGCTTTGTATTCCTTGGCGGCTTCCTTTTTCGCTTCCTTTCGGATTGCCTCCGGGTCCGGCGCTGCGTTGGCCCGCTGTTGCAATTCTTCCAGCTGGGCGCTGTACTTGGCTTTTACTTCCTGCTCAATGGAAGAACGGAGCGCGTCCGTGTCCACCGGCTCCGGTGCTTCGCTTAATTCGCTCTGCGCCTGACCAAGATCGAAGGTCAGCTGTTCCGTCTGCTTCTTGTAGCGTTCCACCTCAGCCTTTAACTCCCTGACCGTGGCGCTCTCCAGGTCCACATCGGCCGCGAACTCTTCCCGCTCATAACTGCTGATTTGAGAGATCAGCTCCAGCTTGGTGATCCCCAGGTCGGCGTGGTCGGCCATATACTTCTGGCCCAGTTTTTCATAGGCTGATATGTAGGAATAGGCTTGCCGCTGCTTAATGCCACAGGCTTGCTCGGCGTACTCCTCGAATGTGTCATAGCCCAGCTCCGTGTATAGACCCTCATCCCGCATAGTCTTAAGATCGTGACACACATCTACCAGTGCTCTGGCCATTACCTGGCCGTTGGCCAGGATCCGGGCGTGGGTGTCGTAGGCTTTCTGTGTGGTGGGCGTTACTTCTTGCATTGTAGTGATTTGGTTATCCATAGGTCCTCCTTAACTGACTGCTTTTGCTTTTCTGTTTGATTTTAGATAGGCAAGCCAGGCTTGCATGAACTCCTGCACATCCGGTGGTGCAGGTCGGTTGTGATCGGCTCTGCATTGAATAACGGCGCCGTTTTTGAACTCAACGGTCACATAGGATTGATCAGGGTCCGACTGCTTGCGGACGAAAAGTATATCCGTCTTTCTGTCAAGGTATTGTTCCGTGTAACAGGAGTACACACAGTTGTGCTGGGCACAACCCTCTTTCAGCAGATCTTCTGGTCCCTCGGCCGGCCGAATGAACAGCCCGCTGCTGGCGTATGCATATTTGCGTTTCAACTTTGGCAGATCCTTAGCTAACTTCTTTGCCCGCTCGGCTTGCTCTTTTGCTTTCTTTTCGTTGGCTCGGCGTGTCAATTCTTCGGAATACTGCCGGTGCAGATCTCGCAGATTCTGCGGTACGGCTACCTCTTTACGGTTAACATCCAGGCCCAACCGCCTGCACTGATCCAGATAGTCGCTGTAATCTGAGAGCACATTTGTTGGCGTTCCATATCCCGCTGCCTGCCGGTTTACCCAGTTTATTGCCTTTTGCGGAGATAGGTTCTGCCGCAAAACATCAAGCGCCTTGTAGCATTTTTGTCGGCTCCATGTGTATTGGAAAGCAAGAAAAAAGAGAATATTTTTATCTGACATTTTACAGCCGTATTTTTTCAGCGCCGCTGTTGCTCTGAGTGTTGAACAGCAAATCTTGTATTTTGCTTTTATCATGCGGTACTCCTGTTTGGTCAGTCGCATTGCCTTGTAAGGCACCACTTGCTTGTAGTCCAGACCGGCTGTACAATTCCACTCCACCTGTTCGGCTACCAGGTCACCGTTTCCCTCTTTTATTAGACGCTCTGTAAGCACCGGGTACCGGCTATATTGATACAGTAACCCAAGCAGGTTGACCGGGTAGTTGGCTATAGCGCTACGGTACAGTTGCTGCGCACATTCGTGGTATGTCTCCCACGGCAGATAGCGTAGGTTACTTTTCTCCAGCGCCTCTTCAAAGCCAAGCAGCTTTGCTCCCTCTGCCTCTGTACAGTTCCATTTGTTGTGATCCAGCTTAACCGGCTCCACCGTACACGGCAGTTGGCGTGTTGGCTTCTGTTTAATGCTAACTGACATTTCGCCGCCATAGTAACTGTATTCAGCCACGAAGTGCTGCCCAATGTTGAAGTATGCGGCGTACAGCAGTCCGCCCACTTCCGGTACGGCCTTAAAGTCATGTGTGTAGTCTTCGTACACCCGGACGAAAGAAAGCAATATACCGCCGTTCCTTGTCCGCTGTGTTACCGCTACCACTGCCGTGTTGACCAACTGACTACGACCACGCCCGGCGTCTTTGATTTTGACTTCGTGCCCGCAGGCGGGGCAGCATACGGTGTCGTTATGCCGTGCAGAGCGGCAGGCGGCGTGCTTGTCCGTCCATAGCCGCATGTTCTCAATGTCGATCTGCACATCCTTGCCGCAAGCGGTACAGTAGCCATATCTGTGACCGTATTCTTTGTGTTTGAAAAAATACTGCTCGTTGACGAACACCTGCTTATGTGCGAATGCCAATATCTTTTTCTCCGGCAGTTTCGGGCGGCCGTTCCAAATTTTCCGAGCCTGTTCCTGTGTAAGCGTGTTCAGTTTCTTTCCCATACCGACACCTCACAGCAAATCCAGCAGGTCGATGATCTCCGCCTTGGTCTCTTCGGCAGTAAAACCGTAATAGCCAGCTGCCCATTCGTACACGGTGTCGTCCGGCACGGCTGCGCAGTTGCCCGCTGCTTGTTTCCGTGCGTTGCTGGTGATGTGATCCCAGCAGCCTTGCAGGCTCTTGCCCTCAGCCAGTACCTTGTCCGCGTTTTCATCATTGACCAGGCAGTGGTCTGTAATGTGTGAGCAAAGCAGGCGCACGGTGGCGCTGCCCATCTTCTCCGCCTCCTGGTCGATCTTATCAATGGCTTTTTGGATTTTCTCGGTCATTTCAGCGTTACCTCCTTGATCTGCGCCAGCACGCAACGCTGGCAGTGCTCGTCCAGTTCCGGCTCGTCCAGGCCGCACCGGTTATTGATTGATCCATAGATACACACATCTCGGCATATCGTGGCCAAGATCGCAACTGTAGTTTTTTCGTTCTCATTCTTCATTGTTGCGCTCCTCAAAGGCCATACCGGCCACCGTTCCCAGGTTGATCAGATCCCGGCATACAGCTTCTGCTTTGGACAGATCCATTGTTCTGATCACGCCCTGCACGATCAGGCCGGATTTAACGACCACCAGGTTCCCGCGCCGGTACAGATCGTACCCCTCTTCTTCCTTTTCGATAGGTTGTAACGCTCTTCTGTTGATGAATGTCATGCCCGCACCTACAATCAGCGGTTGCCATACAGCGCCTGCGGCTACAATGCAGGTGTCCAACGGTTCTGCATATTCTTCGTCGACACATTGATCTGCCAATGGTAGGTCTGTCTTTGGCATTCTGCTCATTATTACGCTGTCGTCCTCTGCCAGGTCGGCAACGATCCGCAGCGTTTCCGGGGTGTATTCCGGGTGGCCGTAAAGGATGTACCCGCAGCTGCTGTTGCTGAGCATTTGCTCGCCGTCGGGCAGGTCATATAGCAAATAGGTCTTGCTTCTTTTGCAAATTGCTAACATTTTCTTAAAGTTCATCTGTCTGTCTCCTTTACGCTTATGCCGTGTATAAACAGCATAAGTTTTCGCTTGATGATGTATTCCTTTGTTTTGGCGCCCTTGGTGTCCTCCACCACCTGCTTCCATGTTCCGTCCGGTTGGCAGACTTCATAGACGAAATCCGCTTTATAAATCACCGGGCGCTCTTTTCGGTATTCGCCGACTCCTGCCGGGATCAACTCATAAGGGACCTGCTCCCGCAGGTTGCGCACCAGTCCGTGCCGTTCCAGCAGTTGCAGCTCCTTTGCCCGCTTGCACTCGCTCCGGCTGTCGTAGGTGCGGCCATCCGCTTGGGCTTTGACTGCATGGTTTTAGCCTTAATAACGTCAATACCCTCAGTTTAGAAGGAACTACACGCCTCAAAACGGGATAATCTCTTCATTTTCTGCG